TGTTTGTATTCAACGTTAATCATTTCTACGTTTTCGTTGATACCTACATCCATAAAGCGGTTGCTTACATTTTTCTTCTGTAAGTCTTCAGTAATATTATATAACATTGTAATATATATATTTAGTTAGTACCACCCTTTTCATATTCGTCCATTTTACGTAAGACAAATGAATAATCATTATCTATACGAAAATCTTCAAACATTCCCTCGGGTGATTTACAGCTATTTTTTCCATTGTTCTGTGTAACAAAGTGATATAAAGGTTTATTATCCTTCATTTCTACTTCAGTATACAACACAACAGTAAACATGCCTTCAACTTTTATCTTTTCCTTAAGTAGCTTTCCACCAGGAACCATAAAAGATACACGCAGTTGACCTTCTGAATCGTAATTTTCTTCGACATGAGCTAAAACAATAACTGTGAGATCATCCCTCAAACCGTCAATCATCTTAATGATACTATAAGTATCAAAAGCAAAATCATTATACTTTTCAAAACCCTTTTCACCAATACGTTTCATATTTTCAGAAATCATAAGAGCAGTAAGAGTATCTATAAGTACAACTTTAGTTTCAGGTTTATTGTCTGAAATGGCTTTTAACATAGCCTTGACAATCTGAGGGGAACTAGTTCTGTAAAAATTTGTTTTTGCTAAATCTACTTTACCACTCTCGTTAAGAACAGTTTTGTAGTTTAGTTTCCATCCTTTAAAAGGCAAAGCTTTTTCATCAGGACAAATAATAAAAGTTGTGGCTGGGTCTAAATTCCTAGCAGCAGATGTTTTACCTGTACCAGGCTGACCTAAAATTAAAATTTTATTTGCCATAACTTTTATTTAAATAAAGCTGGGAGTACCTAAAGGTACCCCCAACTATCTATTTGTAAAGAATACCGTTATTTTCTAATAAAGAAACTACTAGTAAATCCTTACGTTAATAATACCCAGTTCAAGGACGATTTCCTTAAGAACTTTTACGGGAATATTAACAGCAATGTCATCAGTGTCGTAGCGATAGACTCTTCCATCAACAACACAGAACCTTGAATGGAAACGGATGTTTGTTCCATCGTTAAGTTTAACATTCTTCTTCTTATCAGCGAATTCCTGAAGGGCTTCGTTGATTTTCTTCCAGTCTTTTGTCATGGTATAGACAGGTCTGTAACCATTTTCGCACACATATCCTGCGCGCTTGATCCAATTCATGTCGAAACGTGAAGAGGTTCCAAAAGAAAGGAAGTCGCCATTGTTGGCCTTCCTTACATCTCCAGACGGTCCTACGGGAGCAGTACCATCACCGGAAACAGTTAGGTTAAGATCCTGAGCTTTCTTAACGAGTTCTTCCACATAGGGGGTTTTCTCATCAATTTTAACAAGGAACTGACCCTTGTCATTCAGGAGCGATTTGGGCTTTTCTTTGACGAAGACAATGGTTCTGGGAGTCAGGTACGAAAAGTCGCTTTCTACGAAATTAATTCTTCTTGCATTTGGTAACATAAGCCTAAGATTAAATTAAAATTAAAATAAAGTGAGACTCGGAGTATTAGTAGATTCCTTAACATACTCATCAATCCTATTGAATTTTAGATTGTTAATAAAGCTAAGAACTTTAAGTTCTCCTTCTCTATTTTTTAAAAAGTGAAGATATATCATGTTGGCCACAGGCCAGTTTCCTACACCGTAACTTTTGAGCTGTAATAATTCTGGTCTATGCATTACTATTACATAGTCAGAAGCTTGAAATAAAGCCTCGGAACCAAAAATATCACGTCTACTCGGGAAATGCATTGAGGGATTTGACAATCTCTCAGCACCTTCAATCTCTCGATTCATTTGACTAAGTTGTATGATAGTGTTTCTATTATACTTCTTCATCTCCATAAACGTATACTGTAAATTAGATAACGTTTCTCTTTCTCGTTCGCCTTGTCTGCTTTTAGCTAACAAAGCATGGTCTAATGTTATAATTAGCCATTTGTCTTTTACAAAATCTAGTTTTGAAAATTCTAATATAGTTGATTTTATTTCATCTGCATTACCAGGCAAATCTACATAATAGATAGGATATTTCTTAATTTTCACTGCTTCTTTTTCGATTTGTTCTATATCATTATCTGATAATTTTTCATCTGTTAAACCTGAATATAACTGTTGTGTTGTTTTATTCAGTCTGTAAGATAGTTTCCTACCCACTTGTTTACTAGATAGCATTTCGAAATTGAAAGATAATATTATAAAATCTTCTTTTGGGTTTAAATCAAACAAATCTGTTTCTAGACTGTTTAAAAAAGAAGACTTACCAGATCCTGATATACCTGCTATAGTATAAATAGTATTTGGTTCAATACCACCCATGCATTGATTATTAAATTTATCCCACCTTGTACGTAAAGATTTTACCTGACCAACCTTTCTCTCGTGAATATATTTCACAATATCATCAGTTGCCTCAGATATGTGTCTATAAGGTAACATATTATTCTAAGTATTGACCATAACCTAAACTATCATTTATAGTATTATTAGTATCTTTGAGTTTAAGTTTCCATATTTCCCATTCTTCTGAAGCTAACCATTTAGGTAAGCGTTTCATAAAATGCATTTGGTTGTTATTCTCTCTATACTTAACCTCTTCATCAAGGTATTTTATAATATCATTATGAAAGTTTCTATCTCCCTTTGTTAACCTATTGTATAAGACTTTACATCTTTTTAAATCAGTTCTCAAATAGTCTGTTTGTCCATCTGTACGAACAGTTTTTATAGGGAAATGTTCCAGGAATTCTTCAAAGAAACTTGGATTTTTTATGGCATTCTCAACAAAGTTTTCTCTTACTTGTATTTTAGTAAGGTCCAATTCGTTGTTTTTATTTAAATTATGTATTAACCTTTTATCAACTAGGTCTTGCAAAAC